GGCGATAAACGATTATATCTCGATGCTAATGGAGTCGCGCCTAGCCTGAACGACCAAGTGATAGTTGGCGGAGTTACCTTTCAGATTAAGAATATAAAGGACTTGTCACCCGCTGGAACTTGTATTTTGTTCGATTGCACTATCCGAAGGTAGCATAAAAAGGAGTATAGAGAATGAGAGTCACTTTTAATGGTATAGAGATTCAAGACTGCATCAGTGCCAATCCCGAAACTGGCGAGGCTATATGCCTATTGCGCGATGCTGATGGTAACGTATGCAAACAGCCGAATGGCGAGGATGATACTGTTACGAAGCGCGGCGAGGTGGTAGTGATTGCCGAAGCTGATGATGCGCCGAAACAGCAAAAAGATAAATCATGGCGGACTTCGCAGAGCAAATAGCCAAACATGTAGCCAAGTATCAGCGGAGACTTGCGCATGTAACGCAAGGAACTGTGATAATGGTGGGCAAGGCTATTGTTGAAAGAAGCCCTGTAGGACGGTGGGAATTGTGGTCTGATATGTGGCAAAAGATGCGCCCTGCTTCGACTTACAAAGCGGGTGAGTTTAAAGGTAGTTGGTCATATTCTCACGGTAGTGTAGGTGGTGATTTTCCAGAGACTATTGACGCAAGTGGTTCAACTTCAATGGCGCGATTCATGGAAGTCAAAGCAGCACCGACAGCCGCAAGACATTTTATTTACAATAACGCACCTTACGCGATGGCTATGGAAACAGGTACGCATCCTTATATCAGTAAATGGAAACTGACACCGCCAAATGAAAGAGGTGCAGGTGCAGGCGCGCACATGGTTCAACTCGCACTGAATGATTCCAAGATGTTCGTTAGAACGGCAGTAGCGCAAGCGAGGAATATAGCATGAGCGGATTGGTAAATGTACGCCAAGCACTTGAGGTCGGTCTGTTCGCCATGACACCTACTTTGCCAACATCATGGGAAAATCAAAATTTTATTCCAGTTACAGGAGTTTCTTACCAACGTGTAACCCTAGTACCATCAATGCCAGATAACTCAACCTTTGGCGACAATCATTATCAGGAACGTGGATTGCTATTCATCGAGCTTCATTATCCGATTAACAACGGTTCAGTTACAGCAGCAACCCGTGCAGAGCTAATCCGCACAACATTCAAACGTGGCTCAAGTTTCACGAATGGCGGAGTAACTGTGATAATCGAAAAGACACCGGAAATCGGGCAGGGTACAGTTCAGGACGCCTTCTGGGTAATTCCCGTTCGCTGCCGCTATTATGCTGAGGTATTCGCTTGAAGCCTTCAACATTAAGATTACATCAAGCATTGATACGTTTCACAAAGGGCATGTTAGCCGCTTGGGAAATATGGTTGAAAGAACAGCAAGAGATTGACACTAATCAAGAAAAGTAGTGTATAGTTTCAAATGTAAGACTAGCAAATCAGTAATACCCTGAGCACGCAGTAGGTCACGCGAAAGCCTCACCTACGAATATCCTCCTCAGATAATTTAACTTTAATTATTTTTGGAGAATTGACATGACTATTAGCTCTGGGGTATACACGCAACTTGCGGCAAAAAAGCAAGCGTCACTTGGAAGTGCCGCATCTGGTTCTGGCGCACAACTCTATCGTCGCACTACCGCGACACTTAACAAGAAAAAAGCATTCTACAAATCTAGCGAAATTGCACCATCCATGCAGCGTTCGGATGGTCGGCATGGCGTTATATCTGTTGACGGCACTATCAATGGTGAATTGTCGGTAGGAACCTACAAAGACTTCATGGGTTCTGTACTGCGTTCTTCGGCATGGACTGCTGGCGTATCAAGTGGTGCATTGATTGACGTTACCGCTGCTGTAACCACTGGCGCATCTGGCACATTTACCACTGCCGGGGCGAACTTCCTGACGCTAGGCTTTAAGATCGGAATGGTAATTCGCTGGACTGGTTGGTCAACAACTGGTGTACCGAATAACACGCATAACTTCCTGATTACCGCACTTACCGCAACCGTAATGACTGGCACGATGCTGGACGGCGTTGCTGTTGGCGCGAAGGCTGCTGGTGATTCCGTAACTGCATTGTCTGTCGGTAAGCACAACTACATTCCAACATCAAGCCATGCGCGTGATTACTGGACTATTGAGCGTAACTACGCTGATATTACTCAATCTGAACAATTCACAGACTGCGCTTTCACCGGAATGAATGTGAAACTTCCTGCAACCGGCATGGCAACGATTGACTTCCCGATTATGGGGTTGAATATGACCACCGGAACAGCAAGCGTATTTACTACGCCTACCGCTGTTACTACCGGAAACGCTCTGGCTGCTGCTAACGGTGCTGTATATGTTGCCGGAACGAAGATTGCAACGATTACATCGCTGGACTTCGGTATCGCTGGTAACTATTCGGTTCCGGGTGGCACTGTAGGCTCAAACGTGGATGCTGACGTATTCCCCGGCATGATTGACGTAACTGGCAATATGTCCGTTCTGTTCGATAGCGTAACAATGCGCGATTACTTCTTGGCTGAAACGGAAGTGTCCATCGTTGCCGCGTTCACTACTGACAATACTGCCAATTCTGACGTAATGGTATTCATCTTTCCTGTCTGCAAAATCAATGGTGCTGATAAAGACGATGGCGAAAAAGGTCTGACCATGACTATGCCATTCGTAGCACTTGAGAATACCGCTGGTGGAACTGGTACGAATACGCTGAATACGACAATTGTCGTGCAGGATTCCAGTGTTGTTTAATAGTAATTGAATACCCCCGCTTCGGACTAGCAACATCGAAGCGGGATTTTGTAAGACGAGTACAAACGTAAAAAGGAGCAATACCATGTCATTTGATTTAGCCGAACTTGATACAATCTCTGCCTGCGACAAAGGCTTTGAATTAGAACTAATACACCCTAAACTGAAAACACCAATGGGATGGTTCGTAAACATTCTTGGTAGTGATTCAACAGAATTCCGTAATTTTACGCGAGCCAGAGGAAACGAAAATATCAGGAAAACTGATTTTGCTAAAAAACGTGGCAAAGACCCTGAAACTCGCACCATTGAAAAAATTGAAGCAGAGAATATCGAATTGCTAGTCCTTTGCACAAAGGGATGGCGCGGTATTATCTCGAATGGCGAAGAACTGCCGTTCAATGTTCAAAACGCGATTATGCTTTACAAGAAATATCCGTGGATTTACACACAGATTAACGAAGCAATTGGCGACGTTGAACTTTTTTTGAAGGCTTAATTTCAGAACTGGTCGCGTATGCTAAACATGAATTTGAGCTAAATAAAAGGCAAGAAGATAAATGTAGCTTACGCGACCATTTGAACGTAGCATGGAAAGCGACTGGAATTAAGCCGGAGCAGTTGGATTATGATGAGCTTCCAGAAAATGTAGTATATGTTTGGCGATGGTTTTGTGAACTGAATCAATATCGCGGAAGTAACGGATTCGGTGCTAATCCACTTACTCCAACAGACATAAAAGATTGGTGCTGGCTAAATGAAATAAAATTAGAGCAATGGGAAATTAAGGCGATTAAGATGATTGATAATTGCTTCTTAAATTCTCAAGCGGAGGACGCGAAATGAGCGATTTTGATTTAGCGACATTGAAGATTGAGGTTGATACAACCGGAATATCTCGCGCAGATAGAGAATTAAAATCGCTTGCTGAAACGACAAAGAAATTTACTGCCACTCAAATAGCTAGTCAAAAAGAAGAGGATGCGTATTCACGCGCTGGCATAAAATCATTGGCGGAGCGCAGGGAAAAAACAACAGCATTATCTGCCGCAATGAAACAACTTCAAGCCGACCATGCGGCAGGCATAATCGTTGGCAAAGAATACAATCGTATGCACCACGATATTGTTTCTGCGCAGAATCTCGCTATCCACGGCAATGCCCGTCACCGTGGCGCAATCCGCCAGACCGCCGCAGCAATGGCATCGCTGACATTTGAAATGACTGGTGCTTTGTATGGTGTTATTGCGCTTGGTGGCGCGTTAGCTGCTCCGGCATTATTCGGCACTGCAATGTTGAAGCGCGTAGAAGATGCTCAAACAGGCGTTGCTGGTATCTTGCTATCAATGGGTGAACTTAATGGCAAGGCTTTAACATTCGGTCAAGCATGGGCAGCATCCGGTCAATATGTCAAGCAAGTTCAGCAAGATTCAATGAAATACGGCATTGATATGGGCAGATTGATGGAAGTCAATCAGGCTGCTATATCAGGTGGATTGAATGCTATGTTGACGCTTGAACAAGTACAGAAAGTGGCTACCGCTGGCGCAATCGCAGTATCGTCACTTGGCTTGAGTTCACAACAATACGTTCAAGAAGTCCGAGACCTTATATCGGGCGGTATTCAACCTGCATCAAGCACATTGGCTCGGTCTATAGGCGTTACTGACGCATTGTTAAAGCAATGGAAGGCAGAAGGCCCTGATAAGTTAGTTAAAGAGCTTACAGATAGGCTTAGTGGCTTCCTAGTGGTTGCCGATGAAGTACGTTCCAAAACTTTGACTGGCGCATGGGATATTTTGCAGGCGCGGCTATCAATGCTGTTATCCGATGAAGAAGGCTTTGGTGCGATTAAGAAAGCCGTATTGGATATTGCAAATTACATTGGAACAGTAGATGACGTATCAAAAAAATTCACATTAAATCCAGAAGCTGTTGCGACCGCTAAAGCATACTGGGAAGTATTAAAATTGATAGGCGGAGTATTTGGGTTAATAGGCGATGTATTGAAATGGATTTCTCCGCTTTTGAGTAAAATATCACAGGGAATGCAAATCCTTATGATAGAAGCAAAAATATTATTTACATTAGTTGGAACCGCTGTAAATCAATTTCTAGCATTTGCTAAACTTGATTTGTCAGGATTCAAAAAGGCTGGTGCAGATGGTGCGGAAAATCTAAAGAGGATGCTTTCAGAATTAGATAATTCTGCTAGAGCTTTTTCTGGAATGGAGCAATCAGCTAATAATGCTGCTGTTGCTCAAGACGAATTGTGGAAAAGTATTACTGGCGGACAGGATAAAAATAAAAAAGAAATAATATCCACCGAACAGAAACTAATTAACTCTCTTAAAGAGCGTCTTGCTGTTAATGAATTGGATTTAGTGCAATCTGAAAAATTAACTGCCAGCGAAAAAGAAGCTGTTAAATGGATGCAGAAAATAGTTGACGGAACATACAAAGGAACTGAAGCACAAAAAATTGCTACTGCTGCATTATATGAACAGAATATCGCTAAAGAAAAATCAATAGCTGCTGATGCAGAACTTAAAAAACAACTTCAAGATGGCATCGAATACCGCAATAAGTATTGGAACGAGATTGACAAGGAAACTGCATCAATAAACGAGAAAGCGAAACAGCAAGAATTCGAGAATACGCTTATCGGTAAAACGAAAGAGCAAATTGATGCGCTGACAAAACAACGTGAGAATGACACCATTGCAACATGGGAACAGAATCTTGCTATTACGCCGAAAACTGAAGCCAATGCAAAAGAAATTGCAATGATTGAAGAGCATATTTCAGCATTGAAGCGTAAGAAAGCAGCGGAAGAAGGAAAAACTACCGCTGATGCTATAGCTGAATCAGCTAAAAAAGCTACAGAAGAAGCTAAAAAGCAATGGGAAATGATTGACGGTTTCGCGCATACAGCATTCAACAACATTCTCGATAAAGGTAAAAATACATTCAAGGAAATAGGCGATGCGATAAAGAAGTACCTGCTGGATATGTTATACAAGATGACTGTGCAGAAATTCCTTATCAACATTGGCGTAGCTGGTGCTGGAGCTGGTGGGGCTGGCGGTGCGATGGCTAGTATGATGGGTGGGGATGCTGGTGGCGGAGGAAGCTGGCTGAGTGCTGGCAAATCATTCTATGATGGGTTGTCCGGTGCGTTTACATATAGTTCCACCGCGACTACTGGATTGTCTGGAATGTTCAATAGTTTCGCCACATCTGGATTGGGTCAGTCATTAGGATTGTCTACTGCTGGTGAATTAAGCCTTGCTACTGGCGAGTTCGCGCAATCGGTTAGTTCTTTAGGCTCAACAGTCGGGACGATTGGCTCTTATGTTGGCGCAGGGTTGGCTGGAATATCATTGGGTACGATGATAGCGGGGGATAAAAAACTATTCGGTATTGACGGAAAATCTGCTGCAATGATGGGAACAGCCATAGGGATGGCGGTTGGTGGGCCATTGGGCGCTGTTGTTGGCGGTGTAATCGGCGGAATAGCTAATGCAGCATTCGGTATGGGGCCAAAACAATCAGGCACAACATCACTTGTCGGAACCGCAAGTCAAACTGGATTCGCCGGGCAATATCAAACACCGTGGTCGCAAAAGGGCGGTTGGTTCCGTTCCAATAAGTCCGGTGTTGACGTTCAAGGCATCGGTGCGGAACAAGCGCAAGCCTTCCAAAACGTAATCGCTGGTACTGAGTTTGTGTTCGCCAAGCTCGCTGCTGTATCTGGTGAGGCGACGACTGCGCTCGATACATGGAGCTTCGCAATCAATCGCCAAGTTGCAACTCAAGAGCAGCAAAACCAGCTCGTCATCGACATTGCAAACTCGATGGGCGCACACATGATTCCGCGTCTGTCACAGTTCCAGAAGGAAGGCGAGAATCTTGCCGATACTGCGGTGCGCTTGTCTGATGAGGTGATATTGCTGAACAAGCTGTTTTACGCGCTTAGCTCGACCTCCCGCGCCACGATGGACAGCGCAGACCAGCTTGCGAATGCCTTGGGTGGCGTGGCGAACAGCGCGCAACTGATGACCAGCTTCATATCTGGATTCGCACCAGAAGCACGGCAATCCGCGCTCACGCTTGAATCGCTGACTAATGCAGGTTTACCGATGGCGCAATTCCTGACTACCACTGAATCATGGTGGGCGTTCGCACAGACGGCAAGCACTGAGCAACTGACAGCGATACTTGCCAATCAGGGTGCAATCAAGTCGTGGGTTGACGCGATGGATAAATCGTCACAGGCCGTCAAGGACAATATCAAGGCACTTCAGGATAGGGCTGTAGCCGATTTCAAAGCGGCAAGTGATGCCGTAGCCTCATTACGCACCTTCGGAGCTTCTGTGCGCGATCTGATGCGTTCCTTGTGGCTTGGCGCGCAAACTCCATTGTCCAGCACTTACGGCGCATCACGTTCAGAGTTTATAAGTACGAATATCGCGGCTGCTGGCGGAAATGTAACAGCACAGGGTAATCTTGCTGGATCGGCAACGGCTTTCTTGGATGCATCAAAATTACAGGCTAGAAGTTCTGTTGAATATGCGCGCGACTTTGCGATGGTGCAGAATGCGCTTGGGGCAACGGCAGACGCTACCGATATACAAGTTACCGTTGCAGATGCGCAGCTTACCGTGCTTGAATTGATAAGCTCGACAATGACTAACCTGCTTGCTGAAACAGCAGCGGGGAACGTATCTAATGTGGTAAATCTTCAGGAAAGTTATGCGGCGTTACTGTCGGTGCAAAACGAAATAAACGCCGCGAAGATTGCCGGTACGTTGGATGTTGACGTATTGCGTGGAACGGTTATTAGCGCAACAGCGCAGCAAGTCAGCGGAGTTGATAATGTAAATAAATCAGTTCTGCGCATCACTGATCCGTCTGGATTATTGATTGGCGCGTCTAATGCGATTCGTACCGAAGTAATAAACGGAACCGGATATACCGCAAAAGTCACCGACACGCTGAACGCATCCACTAATCCGATATTGGATGAAATGAGTGCATGGTTGAATTCAATCAATACCGAAAGCACGATACAAACCGATAGCCTCATATATCTGCTAAATACCGCTATCGCTACTAATCAAGCCGCATCAGATGCTGCTAACGCGCAGATGGCAGCAGATGCACAGAAAGCACTAGTTGCGCAGGATGCTATTAGGTCAGCAACAGCCACCGCTGAGGCTGCGCGCATAGCGGCGGAAACCGCAGCAGCCGTGGCTACATCACTGCCAAATGTATATTCCGCGTCAAATCCAAATCCAACGTTAGTTGCAGCTAGGGATGCGGCTATTGCTACTGCACAAAGCGCAATGGATGCCGCTATGATGGCAGATTACGGTCGTGATTATGGAGGCAGAGCTAGGGGTAGAGCGATTAGCGCAGCGCAAGCAACATTAACATCAGCGCAATCACTTCCAGCCTTCGCATCAGGCGGTATCCACGAAGGTGGATGGCGTATGGTCGGTGAGAATGGCCCTGAAATAGAATACACGCCACCTAGCCGCATATTCAGCAATTCTGAATCGCGTGGAATGATGGCTGCAAATGACGATACTGCAAATGAGATAAAGAATCTTCGCACTGAATTGCAGGCTATCGGATTGGCACTAGCAAAGAACACCGGCGAAGCTGCTAAAATCTTACGCAAATTCGATGGTGATGGAATGCCAGCAGAAAGGGTGATAGCAGCATGAACATGACTGTAAATGATGGCGTTGACTTGAGTGCTGTGCGCTATGTTGCGCTTGCGGTTAGAAATTCAGATGGTGATTTTCAAATCGCATCATCAGATGATGGATTTATGTTATCTGTGGATTATCTTACTACGGTAGGGATGAATAAAGTTCCCGGACATAGTAAATTAAGAACTTTCGGACAACGTACTAGTTTATCTACAGCAGCAACGGGTGATGATGTTTGGGAAGGAACTGCAACAACAATTCCTATTCCGGCTACTGCTGGCGAGCAGATGACGATTGTGTCCACTTCGGTTAATGATACCGCTGGAGGCACTGGTGTTCAGTCAGTGGATGTGATGTATCTTGATGCTTCAGGTAATATGCAAGTTGAAGTTATAGCTTTGAATGGACAAAATCCTGTCAATACAGTTGCCACTAATATCAGGTTTATCAACGCGTTTCATGCGGAAGCCACAGGTACTGGAGGGATGACAACCGGAACGATCTCGATTTACCGAACTGGTGATGCGACACGCGTTTACAGCGTACTGACTCCCGGAGGGAATCGTGCCTTGACTTGCACAATGATGGTTCCGGCAGGTAAGACTTTTTACTGCAAATCCTTCTGTACGTCAGGGGCATCAGGTAAACCCTTGTCGGTTAGATTCAGGGCTACATGCACAGAAGAGTCAGTTCTAACAGATTTCTTTCTATATAAAGATGTGGTATTCATTCAGGATTCCAGTCATGTGCATGACTTTTCTATCCCTTTGGTATTCCCCGCGTTAACGATAATAAAGGCTACAATATTTTCTTCACAAGCTGGTGGTGCTTCTTCCGCAGCAATGTCAGGGTGGTACGAATGAAAATAAAAATTGGCAATGACATAATCAATCTTGATGCGTGTTTAAGGATAACCATTACAGCGTCAATGATTGAACTATGCACTGATAAACACGCTATGCTGCAATACGAACCGGGGCATAACATTACGCAAGAGAATTTTAATACGCTTTCCGCATGGCTACTTAACCAGACAAATAATCAGCATACGGTGATTATATGAAACTCATACGCCCAAAACACATTAACAACGCTTATCTGTCTTACAGCAATGTGACCGAAGCAGATTACGCTGCATGGGATGTAGGAACAACTTACGCGCTTGGCGATAAGAGAATAGTTGTTTCGCCCGCTGCCACAGTAACAATGACCATTGCATCGCCGTGCGTAGTTACTTGGACGGCACACGGATTCGCTACTGGAACGATAGTTATTTTCACGACAACAGGCGCACTGCCGACAGGAATTACAGCGGGACAGCATTATTATCTTACCGTTCTCACTGTTGACACCTTAACCATATCAACGACATTGTTAAATCCAGTTGAAATTACAACATCTGGAACGCAATCAGGAACTCATACCGCCACAATTTCTTCGCACAATATTTACGAATCATTGACGGCAGGTAACGTGGGAAATACTCCGCATAAATCGCCTACATATTGGCTTGATTTAGGGAGCACTAATCGCTGGAAAATGTTTGATGGGTCTGTTACGTCAAGAACTACAAACGCTGATAGTATCGCTGTTACATTGACACCATCTGGCAGATGTGATTCTGTTGCAATCCTGAATATATCTGCTGCTACCGCGAGATTCAGAATGACGGATAGTGCGTCTGGTGCAACTATCACAATGACAATCGCTACACCATGCGTAGTGACTAATACAGCGCACACGAAGGCTAATGGAGATATGGTGCGATTCAGCACTACCGGCGCATTACCAACCGGAATTGTTGCCGATACAACTTATTATGTCGTCAATGCAGCCACAAATACTTATGAATTAAGCGCAACTTCCGGTGGTACTGCCATTAACACAACTGGCACTCAGTCAGGTACGCACACTGTAAAAACGGTTATTTATGACCAAACATATAATCTTACTTATACTGATGGCATAGATAACTGGTATTCATATTATTTTGAGCCGATTCTCAGAAAACGTGATTATGTAGAAATTGATATGCCGCATTACAGTTCGCCAATAATTGATATTTGGATGACCGATACTGGAAATATTGCATCTTGTGGCGCATGTGTAATTGGCACACGACTTGATGTTGGCGGTACTCAATATGGTGCGCGAACAGGGATAGATAGTTATTCAATAAAAACACGTGATGACTTTGGAAATTATGGAGTAACCCCACGCGCATTCAGCAAACGGGCAGACTTTACACTTTGGGTAGATAATACTAAAATAGCATCAATTCAAGATACTTTGTCTGATTATAAAGATACACCGATTGTTTATATTGGTGAGGAAAGTTTAACGAATACGATTGTGTATGGATTTTATAAAGACTTTTCAATTGATATTTCATACCCAACAGTATCAATATGCTCGATAACAATTGAAGGTTTAACATAAGGAATTATCATGGCGATTATACAAAATATCACAGCGATGCCAACACCTGCATTAAGTAGGACAATGCAAGCAGAAGCATTTATAACTGCATCAGATGCTGATATTGTCGCCAGAGGAAATCTTGTTACTGAATTAAACGCATTCGCTACACAAGCAAATTCGACAGCAGCAGCAATGAATCTCAATTCAACAACCGATACAAGCGCGACAAGCAATTCAATAGCAACTGGCGCAAAAACATTTACCGTAACATCAGGCAAATCATTTCAACCCGGAATGTGGCTAGTTATCGCAGATACCGCCGCACCAAGCACAAATCAAATGTTAGGCTCTGTTACCAGTTATGCTACAGACCAGCTTGTGATGAATATCACATCAATAATCGGTAGCGGTACAAAAACAGCATGGACTATTTCACAATCAGCAGCAAGTGCAATCTCTGCTGAATATATTTCAAACACCCCCGCAGGCTCCATAGCAGCCACCACAGTTCAAGCTGCAATCAATGAACTGGATACTGAGAAAGCAGCCCTCGCCGGTTCTGCATCGCAGGCGTTTAGTGCTGCAAATCTCACAGCCTCGTCTCTAAACGGAGGTGCATTCTCTGGGTTTAGAAATAAG